GGGCACCCAGCGCGCCATACAATCGAATCGTGGTTAAGCGCGCCATGGCTTAATCTCCTGCGGCAGGTCTTTGTGCCGAACGCAGATCATCGTCCGGTCTTTAAAATATCCACGGGCATAAGGAGTGATGCAGGATGGCTGGCCGTACAGGTGGTGCAGCAGCTCGCCCTCTTCGGTGATGATCCCCGCATGGTTCCACTTGTCCGACTCGACCTGCATGATGACCATGCAACCGGGCCCGGGGTCGCATTCGACAAACCCCTCACACTCCCAGTTATCGAAATAGAGGTTGTCCGGGTACTGGCTTTCCCACCACGGATAATCCACGCGGAAATCATTCAGCATGACGCCCTGGGTGGCGTGCCAGTCCATGACCAGTCCCCAGCAGTCGTGCGAGCCAAGGAGGAACGGGCGGCCAATCAGCGGGATGGCGTCCGGTGTTATCTCTGCGTATTCATCGCAGTCCGGCGCGTAGATGCCCCAGACCACGCCAGAGTTATTGCACTGCTGGCGATCGAGGTCAGACGGAATAGGTCGTGCGCCATCGCCCGGGTGGGAGTGAATGACGCGGATAATGGTTCCTGCATCCTCGGCGTTGGCCCAGTGTTCGCCGTCGATTCTGAAATGCTCTGTTGGATTTTCGTGGCTGTTCGGCACCGGGATGTAGCGCTGGCGCCGTCCTGACTGAATGACGAAGCCGCAGCACTCGCGTGGGCATTCCTCCAGCGCATGCGCCCGGATCGCCGTTATAATGGTTTTGTTCATGGGTATATCCGGTTATCGGGTGAAGAGAACTGTCGCCGGGTAGCCGCCGAAATCAAGAACGGCAGTGTTCGGTTCTGCCAGCCCTGCGCCGAAACGCTTGCGGCAGTCACTGAGGCAACCCCCGCATACATCAAACGCCGGGTCCGCTACCGCATTACCCTTCGCATCGAAATATGCCGTGCCGTTGTAGGTGCAGCCGTCACCGCTGCGATATTGTCCGCGCAGTGCCCATTCGCAGAGCGAGGTGATCTGCCGGGTTGGTATGACCAGGTTCTGAAGGTCAGCCGGGCTGCTGAGCGACCAGGACACCACCTCGTCATCTTCAGAGGTTTTGGCATCCAGCCAGAAGGTCTGTAGGGAGAACATCGTCGGGTCTGCTGTCGGATTAACACCGCCCGGGAAGTTCACCGCATCGAGGTAAACCGCGTAGGTGTCGATGATGCTCACCTTCGCATTCACCATGTCCTTAAACTGGAGACAAAGCGCAGTGATGTGGCCGTCGAGGTTAGACACGCTGAGCTTTGGCTCCGCGGCTTGATCCGTTGAAAGCGCCAGGTCGGCAATCTGGAAGGGCCAGAACTCGTAGGCGTTGCCATCCCAGATGATGGGCTTCGGCCCCAGCCTGGCCTCGTCGCCGTTCGCCGCGTCAATCTCGGCAGGCGTATGGGGAAACGGGCTGTAGTGAAAGCGGTGGATCCCGCCGCTGAACTCTGAGGCATCCACTTCGACCAGGCGGACCCTGCCACCTGGTGCCAGCTTCGCCGCCTGATCAACAAGTGCCATTATGCGTATACCCCGTAGGCCCGTTTAATAGTGAACGTAAGCTCAGCGAATTTGCTGCTGATCTGGTTTTTGCGAACAGAGTCGGCGACAACGCGATACATCCCCTTCTCTTCGCCCGGCGGCGTAATGATGAAGGCCTTCACGGTATGAGCCAGGAGGAAATCGCGCACCGCGTTTACCTCTGTCTCAGTGCCGGTATGTTTCATCGGCACCTGGATCGCGGTGGAGTTGATGCCGTTCTCGGCCACCTGCTCATAGCCATCGCCAAACTGCGCCGCACGCACCGTCTTGCCGTATTCAATTGGGCCAGCGCCGAGCTGCGAGCGCCAGCTGTAGGTTTCGACTGCCATGTTTGCTCCATAAAAAAAGCCCCGCATTAGCGAGGCTTGGTGTGATTGAAAGCCCCGGGCTGGGCTTGGTTGTTAGTCGGTTCTGTATGAACTCATTCGGAAGGTGTAGCACCACAGCGACAAATTTAAGAGCCCAGATGACAATGTGCTTCTTAATAGATTGCTGTAATATTGCGCCCCCTTCAAATCAACTACTCGCTTTTCAATCAACTAAGATTAGCTAAGACACCCTTTGATATGTCAAAATCTAACATGGAGTTATAAGCTGCCACAGAGCGGCCCTGCCTCATCGCATCTTTAATTAAAGGAGTTTCCAATGGGGTTTAGATTTCGCAAACGGATCCGAATTGCTCCCGGACTCGCTATAAATATCAGCAAAAGCGGCGTAAGCACATCAATCGGTAAAAGCGGCTGTACCACAAATATCAGCAGTAGAGGCGTAAAAACAACGCTTGGCATCCCTGGCACTGGAATTTCATACACCACCGGTACTTCAGGAAAAAAATCTGCTAACAAGAAAGGTAGCAGCATAATTAGCAATCTTATTTTCTTATTTATTTTATTTGTGATTTACAAAATTTTTACTTCATAAGTTCTTATTACAATAACCTGCATAACCATCGCATTACATTAATATTGGCAAGGATTAACAAATGAAAAAAGTACTAGCACTGTTACTGGTAGCGGCATTCGGCTTGATGACTACTAACGCAATGGCTTGCCCGAAAGGTACACATCCGCATGGTGGAACTGGTTCGCATCACGCGGGCGGTACTTGCTACTAACAGTTGGGCGGCTTCGGTCGCCCTTTTAATATCAAAAGCACATCTGAGTAGGCTATCAAGCCGCCACAGAGCATCCCTGCACTATCGCTTCATATTTGTTTAGAGGATCAAATGAACCGGGTTTGGCTAATCGTGTTGATTGTCACAATTTGCGCTGGTTTGGCGCAGGATTACATAACTGAAAAAGCAGCTGAACGCATTACTACAATCAGACAGTCATGTGTGATTGGGCATGGTTGCAAGAACATGTAGCCCACCTGAGTGGGCTGTAATGAAAGCCCCGGGCGGGGCTTGGTGGTCAATAACTTGCCATCATGAACTGCTTATCAACTGCATTCCATACATCGAGACTGATAGTAGAACCTGAGTTGGAATTACTGATCCTGACCTCAGCTTTGGAGTCTTTAACACCTTTGAATTTGAATGAACCAACATCCACACCTTCGTGGAAATAACTATCAGAGCCGACAGAAAAGAATCTTTCCGCATCAACAGTTACATCAACCTTACCGTCCTTAGAAATGAATACTTTGGCATAATGCCACTTACCCGTGCCAAGTAAATCTCCTGAAAGAAACTCACAATTTAAAGACACGTCTCCCTTGATACATTGTGATGTTTTTTCCTCGGTCCCATTCGCTATCATTTCTGAAATGTTTGGTTTCGAATCCGTTGCGGATGCAATTTTTTTCGCAGGTGGATTGTCACAGCCAGTTAGCCCGACTAAAGCTAAAACCAATAAAGCCCTTTTCACTATCATCCCCTTGATTAGCATGGTTTGTTCCATGATAACCAGGGGTTAAAGTAAACACTACCGGCCTTTGGTGAAGTTGTAGATCATACCACCAGGCTTAAGGTGCTTTTGAACCACCTGCAGAGCGGCGTTCTGCATCTCATCGGCAAGCGCGCGCCCCATGGCATCGCCAGAACTGGACGTATGGGCTGTTGCTGAACCACCAGCATCGACATTCACGGTAGTATTAATTACCGGGGCAACACCACCGCCACCTTGCGCTCTAACGCCTAACCGTCCAGCTGAGTCACGCGTCAGCGGCATGATCGCTTCGGCTCCCGCTTCTGCGAATACCCCACCTTTGGCAAATTTCGACGCCCCATGGAAGGTGAAATACTGAGGTGAATCGTAGACGCCATTCACGTACTTGCTGAGGCCCGGCGATTCATAGACTCCGCCTTTAGCGTTGAACGTTACGCCTGCAGCAGCGTTTGCATACGCTCCGCCTGGTGTAGTGCCGCCACCAGAGCCACCACTAATCCAGCCCATTGCGGCCTGCACTGCGTAGGCAACCATAAGGCGGTTCGTCACGTCCAGGATCATCTTGAGCATCGACTTGCCAAACTCTTTAACCGATGCTTTACCGGTCGTCATTAGTTCGGTAAGCATGTCGCTCAGACCTGTTAGCGTTGAGCTGGCAACATTCTTCACGGCATCGTAGGTATTCGTGGCGGCGTCCAGATACTCATTCCAGCCGCTTACAGCACCAGCTTTCCAGTCGCCGCGCAGCTTATCCTCTTCAGCGTAATAGTTTTTAAGCGCAGCCAACTCCTTCTGATAGCCATCGCTTTTAAGGTCACCTCCGCTATTTAGCCACCCTTGGCGTAGTTGCGCCTCTTCCCTTAAGCGCTGGGCATGCCGGCTACTCAAACCCGCACTATCGCTTAATGCGGCAGTTTTTTCGGCCATTTGAGTGACATACTTCTGAGAACTGTCCTGCAACCGATTCAGGCGTTCCTGAATAGCAATCTGATCGCCCAGACCAGCGTTAACTTCGGCCTGAGCCAGCGCACGGTCCTTGGTCGCCAGCAGAGCCTGCTCGTCTTTCGAAAGTGCCCGGGTTTTGGAAGCCTCCTCCAGAATGCTGAATTTTGAGATCAAATCCCATTGTTGCTTGCGTTGCTGGCTTATCACATCGTTAAGATCACGATGGTCCTGAAGCGTTTTCAGCTGGGCTTGCAATGAGAGGGTTTCAGCATTGGTGCTGTCTAAACTGCGCGTTCCGGTATCAATCTTAACTGCAGGCGTTTTCGGCACCTTGGCATCTGCATAGCGCTTTTCGATACCAGCCTTAATCATCTGGTATTCGGTATCAGTATATTTTGCCCGGTCAGCGGCAAGCTGTTTAAGCTCACGGGCACGCTTTATGGCATTGGATTCGTACTGTTCCAGGTTGTTATTTCGACGCTGCGACGCCTCAAGGTCGCGTTGATTATCCTCAGCAGCCTTGCCTTTAGCTGCGGAAATGTCACTCTCCAGTGCCAGGGTTTTCTCTAAGGCACTGATCTGCGATTTAGTCGAAGCAACCAGCGCCTCCTGATCCTTACGACGCTGCGCGGCAGCCGCATCCTGGAAGTTACTGCTTTGCCGGCCATAACCATAATCAGGACTTGCAGCAGCACTTCCCTGAAGAGTTTTTAGCGTTTCCTGCTGCGCCTTAAGCCGCTCTCTCAGGCCTTTGAGCGTATCTTCCGGGGTAACCTGCCGCCCGACGTTAAGCATCTGATCCCAGGCTGATGCCGCACTGTCTTTAATTGCCTTCCAGAGCCGTTCAATATCACCCAGATTCTCCTTAATCTGGCTCGAACGGCTCTTCATGGCGTTGGCGTAAGTGTCCATCGCCAATTTTGCCGCGCCTGTGGCATCCCCCTGCTTTTGCAGAGCAACAATCTGATCGTAAATGGTCGCGTTCAGATAGTGATACTGCTCATTCAAGGCAATAGAGGCTTTTACAGGATCATCCGCAAGCCGTTTGAAATCAGCGATTGTTTTATCGATAGCCTGCCCGGTGGCGCTCTGCATAGCCACGGCTGAGGCCGCAACGGTCTCCAGAGCATTACCTTTGAATGCACCGGTACCCAGCGCGGCCGCAATGGCCTGCGCTGCCACAGAAATTTTTCCGGCGCTTCCGCCAATGCGCTCAGCCATATTGGCAAGGTCAGCGGAGGTTTTCCCTGTGTAGCTCCCGGTCAGCAGTAGCTGGCGATTGAATTCACTCGCTTCCTGGCTTCCCTGGTACCAGGCAACTGCCAGCGCGCCTGCGCCCACAGTTAAGCCGGCAAGGCTGAGGGTGAGAGGGTTAACAAAGCCGATCAGTGTTCGCAGATAATCGCCAACCCCTGTCAGCGCCCCTTTGACCCCGCCAAACTGGTCTTTAATCTGCCCGCCCTGCTGGAGCAGGATCAGGAACGGAGACTGTCCACCAGCCAGCTGCGTGGCGATATCGGTGAACTGTGCCGGTAGTGTGCGCATTGCTGCACTGTACTGACCCACGGAGATACCAGCGCGGCGTGCGGCGGCCTCCTGCCGGGATAGCGCCTCAGGCAACACGTCAGCCACGCCAGAGAGTCGTTCACGCGTCTGGTTGAGGATGGTGTTGAAATGCTCGAACTGGGTGCCGTTAATGCGCCCCGCTTCGAAATGTGACACCAGCTGTGCATGCTGCTCGTCCAGCGAGTTGAATGCGCGGATCGTCGGGTCGATTGACCCCAGCAGGTTTTTCAGCGCGGCTGATTGCTTCTCTGCCGCCTGAGTGGCCGCGAGTTCTGCCTGGGCACGCGCCGCTGCTTCGCCGGTATCCGTCAGCTTAAGCCGGGTATCGTCCAGGATTTTGTTGTAGTGCTGAAAATCATCGGTATCCAGAAAGCCTTTGGTCTGGAAGTTACGCAGCGCGGCCTGTTGTTCGTCCAGCCGGTTCAGCGCTTTGTTTACCGGATCGATATTCTCGAGCAGGCCTTTCAGCGCAGCCTGCTGCTCCTTGATGCCTTCGCTACCCTGCTTTGCAGACTCAGCACCAGCGCGGAATACGCTGTTAAGGTCATCAGCTTTGCCAACGGCACCAGCCGCGGCTTCACCGAGTTTATCCAGCTCATTGCTGGCAGTTTTCAGGTCAGAAACATCGGCCCGCAAAGTAATCGAGGCGATCTGGTCTGTCATTATTTCGTCTCCTTGTGCATTACTTTGAGAGCCTCGCTTTCCATAATCTGAAGGTCAGCCATGCAGGCCGCCGCATCCTCAACCCCGTGTAACTCAAACACCCAGGGGAGAACGTTGTAATCAAGGCCGGTCGCCCCGCCCGCGCCAACGCGCCATTGAGTCGCCAGTGCAGAGAAGATGTTGAATGATTTCCATACCGACGGCAGGATCCCCACCTCTTCCTCCACGTCCTCAGGCGTCAAACCAAAAGCGGCTAACTCCGCGAGAGTCGGTCCGGGCGTGTACAACGCTGCGGCGACCTGCCTCAGTTTTTTTCTCGTACACCCATCAGCTCTTTGGTATAGGCCAGGCCGATGTTGTCGAACGCGCGCGGGTAGTTTTGCAGGAGGACCACCACGTTATCGCGGTTGAACTCGTCAGGCAGAGCCCAGCCATCAACGATCTCCATCAGGTAATCAGCCTGTGGCTCGATAAGGGACTTTTTGCCTTCGGCGCCTTTGCGCAGCTTCTCATCCATGGCGTGCAGCTCTTCGAGCGTCTTATGGCGGAAGGTAAAGGTCAGCTTGCCGTCTTCAGCACCGGCGCGCGGAATGCTGGCAGTTGCGGGAAAGGTCGGGTTTGGGATCAGGGAGAATTGGGTCATTTCGGTTCCTTAGAAGGATGCAGGATGGGGCCGTAAAAAAGCCCGGCGAACCGGGCCAGAGTGGTTAGCTGATCGTGACGACACACGCGCCAGAGGTGATGGTCTTGCCCGCGGCGTCGGTGACTTCGCAGGTGTAAGAGCCAGCATCGCCGGATGCCACAGACGGGATGTTGAGCGTCGAGGCCGTTTTGCCCGGGATAGCTGTACCGCTTTTCTTCCACACGTACGTGTAAGGCGCGGAACCGCCCTGCATGACCACCGCCAGATCCAGTGCAGAACCAGAAGCGACCGATTTGGTTGCAGGCAGGTCAGTCAGGAAGGCCAGCGGCATAGCGGAGGAGTCGGCGATCGAGTAAATCTGCATATCAGATTCGAAGTTCATGCGCGCTTCGTTGCTTTCCACGGCGTTGATTTCGGTACGCGGCACACGCTGGAAGGATACCTTGGCGGAATAGTAACGATCCGCTTTACCGCGCGGGTTGTGGAACCAGACCGCAGTGGTATCGCTGGAGTCATCCAGGTCAATCAGACGCTTGTAGATCGCCAGCATCGGGTCGTGAGCAAAGGTATAGACCTGAACCACGGCGTTTTTAAACGTCGGGATGGTGCGGGCCTTATCATCTTCCATGAACTGGACACTGATGGTCTGCTGGTCGCCGCCTTCGGTAGAGAGCGTCATGACCTGAGGCATGGTGATCCACGAGTCGATTTTGCGCAGTGTGCCTGCGCCGGTGCCCGCCGGGAATTTCTTGGTATCGGTGGTATCAAACGCTTCCAGCACGATTTTGGTGCCGGTCACCGATTTAACGCGCAGCACCATGTTATCGAGTTTGAGCCAGCCAGAGCTTACCTGGACGACATCGCCCGCAAGGATCCCGGCAGCGGAGGCAACGGTCAGTTCGCATTCCGTCGCGTTGGAGGCTGCTGTGAAGACAATCGGCGCAAGATAGGCCTTGGCCACGTTCACACGTGACCCGTTAGGGATTGCGAATGCCATTGCATTCTCCTGAATTGAGGAAATAAAAAACCCGCCGGATGGCGGGTCAGTAATCAGCGCGATACTGCATGCTGACGGGAGTGGTGTAAGTGATGGAGCCGCTACTGCCGTTTGGTGCTGATGTAGGGCGATCCTGTATCGGTGGACGTACCTGCGGTGGCCCGTTGATGTAAACCGTCAGATCCCCATCCACCAGCGGCAGTCCTTCGGGGAAGGCATCTGCGACAGACGTTGCCAGCGCCCTGGCCTGCGTCACGCCGCTTCCTGCTGGCGCAATGATGTTGAGCTGGAGAATGCCCTGGTACGTACGCAGCTGGCCTTCCAGATCCTGCCCTACGGTCTGCGCAGGCAGGATATAAACTCGCCCGTACGGCACATTATCCGGGGGAGTGAACGCGATGTTCGGCCAGGCCACCGGCAGGCCAAGTGACGAGCAGATAACCGCAACACGGCTCTCCAGCAGGCCAGCGATACGCATTGACTGGTCACTGGCCATTGCGCACCTCACTCATTGCCTCACGGAACATTTGCGCGGCATCCAGCGCAGTGATACCCACCATGCCGCCGGGCGCCTGACCAGAATGCCCGTTCTCAAGCGCTGCCGCATAAGGCAGATTATTGGTGAAGTAAATCGAGCTGACCTGGCCCACCCTGAACACCTCGAGCACCGCCATGCCACGGGAGTTTGAACCCTGGCCGGAAGCGTCCGGTGTATCGTTGGACTGAGTAGGCTGGCTGTCGAAACCCACATACCAGTTGTTTTTAAAGCGCCCACCGACATAACCCTCAGGCTTTTTGATGTCCATCGAGTCGTTGACCGCCCGCCCGCGCTTAAGGCGTCCTGATTTGGTCAGGTTGGCCGGGTCATCACGCAGCGCGGCATTGTAGTCTCGCACCGCAGTGTTGTACGCCGTCGCGGTCTGGTTGACCTGCCAGATATCCGGCTGGCCCACCGGGGACATTCTCACAAGCTGAGCGAGGATTTTAATGCCCGTCCGGCGCACCACCTCGTCCATCCCCTCCTTCGAGCTGTCGATGTACAACTGAATGGCAGCCAGGAACGGCTGATTAACAGAGCTGGCCATAGTCACGCCCTCAGCTGGATGTTGTAGGAGATGAGTACATTGGCAGGCTTAACCGGATTAGGCTGCACCACCCGCCATGCTTTGCCGTCGATCTCGATGCGGTCGTCAATACGCACTTCCGTTTCGGCTGTGGCCGCCAGCTTTTTATCGCCAGTAGTAATCAGAGAGCCATCTATTTCACGAGAGGAGTATTCAGTGACTACGCCAGTGACGGTCGCAGTGATAGCCGGGGTGGTTACCTCTTTGCCGAACTGATCGCGGGTAGTGCCGCCACCGCGGGTAAGCGGATAAGCTTTCCCGTTCTCGGTCAGCAGTCGCGTTGCGGTGTTTCGCATGCGGCGGTAGTCGATTGGCATATCACCCCCTTTCGATGCGGATCTGATTGCCGCCCACCACCAGCCCACGCAACGAGGAGTAGAACCAGGGGAATGACGGTGCCGCCTTATTCGTACCTGGTTCGTACTGGACCGTGACTGCGCCCTCTACACGCTCCATCATTACCGCACCACCACCAGCGACCGACGGCGTAAGATCAATCTCCTGCGATTCGAGAGCCAGGCGGCACTGCGCATCAACCAGGCGCTGTGGGATGGTGTCATCTGGCAGGTCAACGCCGTCGAAGCGCACGCCCGCGCGCGGCCACGATAGCGGCTGTGATGCACTGGAGCGCTCGCCGCGCCATGTCTTGCCTTCCAGATAGTCCATTGCCTGCATCAGCATCTGGCTACATTCGCCATCATCCGCAGGAACGGCATATCCGCGCCCCGCCGCGAACGTGCGCAGGTCAATAACGCTGGCATAGCTGTTGAAGTCAGGCGAATGGGGATCGGCAACCAGCATGGTTATTCCTCCAGACGCCAGTCCAGCGCCAGCCAGTTATCCACCTCGTCAGGATGAACCTCAGCGCTCAGCGGGCCGCCGGGGAATTCTGGGGTGTCACGCACCATTACCACCAGCTCAATACCCTCCTGCTGGTCCTGCTGGTCCTGCTGGTCCTGCTGGTCCTGCTGGTCCTGCTGGTCCTGCTGGTCCTGCTGGTCCTGCTGGTCCTGCTGGTCGTGCTGGTCCTGCTGGGCTGGCTGGGCGGGAGTTTGTTCCGCCCCATGCT